AGCAAATCCGGGCCCGTGGTTAAACCACTTTCCGGTGCTATTGTTGACAAGGTAGGAGACTTACATTGTTGGAAGTTATATGGACCGAGTGAGGTTTCCCTCACGAATTACATAGCTATGTACTGCATATGCAACTTGGCCGGGCTAAATGCCCACCCTCCCTACCATAAGAAGGTAGCCGCCATACTTGTGTATCCATGTATATACTCACTGAACTAGTACCGATGAGAAGAAGCTGATTGATGTTTTATCATTCCGTGAGGAATGACGAAACAGTCACTGCTTATTACTGGGAACCCCCTCGCGGAGGAACCTTTTAGTAAGTAAACAGCGCAACCGCGTTTCAACTCATTGAGCAGTAGACTCTTACTCGATATTATTTAATAATTCGTGTAGAGAGACTAGAGCTCGGGGTATAGCGACTCCACCAATGGCTCTATTGAAACAATGTTCGAATACTGAAGTATCTCATATTGAGTTCAAAGAGTTGGGAGCGATTACTATCTCCAGTCCCCCGAAAGGGGAACAACTGAAGTTTTAGTAACTGACCAAATATATCATACGTCTCTAAGGACAGTATACCAGGCACTGATAAATCAGAATTACCTGGGCTGTCTGAATAGAAACGGCACTTCTAGTAGTCTATTCATTTCAACCTTTTTGAATTATGGTTAAAATAAATCTCTGAAAAATGGGGATTTCCCAAATTCATTCGACGTTGCTCTAAGAGCAAGGTCGGAATGTTCAGATTAAGACTGAAGTATCCTAGTACGTTCAGATAGTCTAGCGAAAGGATTTATTATCCAAGAGCTACTTATTGATTATATCGAGTCTGCGAAAGCAGAAAGGAGATAACCCAAAAGGCCCATGGATTGGTCCTACGGAAGAATTCTGACGTTTTCTTCTACGGATCCCTAAGGGTAGGGGCACGATTTATAACATGAAAATAATAAATATTTTACAAGCTATAAAAAGTAGATATATAACGGTGACTAAAATGATACCGCTAACGGACAAAATCCGTTTGAGTTTGTACGATCCTCTTTGCTATAACATTGTTTTAGCGAAAGGGCGTGCAACTCACCTGGCTTGGAGTATAAGACAAACTGGAAGATTCCTAGACTTTGTTCTTAAGTATGCAGCCGCACACGGACAACCGTCCGCTGTACGTTGGCTTAAAGCCAATTTAGTTGCAATACAAAAAGAATTAGGTCAGGATCGACTAGAAACCCTACATGCCTTGAC